GGAGATAGTTAATAATGTTGTTACTGGATTTACAGGTTCAAAAGGTGATTTAGGTTATACAGGTTCAGCTTCAACGGTAATTGGTTATACAGGTTCAAAAGGAGATTCAGGATATTCAGGAAGTTTAGGATATACAGGTTCAAAAGGAGATTTAGGATATTCAGGAAGTTTAGGATATACAGGTTCAAAAGGAGATTTGGGTTATACAGGTTCAAAAGGAGATTTGGGTTATACAGGTTCAAAAGGAGATTCTGTTAACGTTACAAGTGCTAACACTCCTCCAGTGTCTCCTAATTTAGGTGATGTTTGGATAGACAATTCTGGTTTACAATTCTTTTATATAAACGATGGAAATTCTAATCAGTGGGTTCAATTTTCAAGCAATCAATCATTATTAGGATTTACTGGTTCAGCTTCAACAGTAATTGGTTATACAGGTTCAGCTGGTATTAATGGATACACAGGTTCAGCAGGTGCTGGTTATACCGGTTCAAAAGGAGATTCAGGATATACAGGTTCAAAAGGAGATTTAGGATATTCAGGAAGTTTAGGATATACAGGTTCAGCAGGCGCTGGTTATACAGGTTCAAAAGGAGATTTAGGATATTCAGGAAGTTTAGGATATACAGGTTCAGCAGGTGCTGGTTACACAGGATCAGCTTCAACGGTAATTGGTTATACAGGATCATCAATTACTGTTACAAGTAATAACACTCCTCCGGCTTCTCCAAATTTAGGTGATATTTGGATAGACAATTCTGGTTTACAATTCTTTTATATAAACGATGGAAATTCTAATCAATGGATCCAATTTTCAAGCAATCAATCAATATTAGGATATACTGGTTCAGCAGGATTTACAGGTTCAAAAGGTGATTTAGGATATTCAGGAAGTTTAGGTTACACAGGTTCTTTAGGTTATACAGGTTCTATAGGTTATACAGGTTCAGCTTCAACAGTAGTTGGTTATACAGGCTCTTTAGGTTATACAGGTTCAAAAGGTGATATTGGTTATACAGGTTCAGCTTCAACAGTAGTTGGTTATACAGGTTCTTTAGGTTATACAGGTTCAGCTGGTGCTGGTTACACAGGTTCAGCTTCAACGGTAGTTGGTTATACAGGTTCACAAGGTCCTGCTGGAGGATATACCGGTTCAAAAGGAGATACTGGTTACGTAGGCTCAGGAGGTTCTCTTAACACTAGAACTACTGTTTCAGGAACTACATCTAGTTTAGCAAATAATTCTGCAGGAAATTTAAGTATTACAGGATTTAAAACTTATCATCTTTTAAAAATTCAAACTTCTGCTGCGGCATGGGTAACAATTTATACAGATAGTACTAATAGATCATCTGATAGCGGTAGAGCACAAACTACAGATCCATTACCAGGTTCAGGAGTAATAGCTGAAGTTATTACAAGCGGATCTCAAACTATTTTAATTACTCCTTCTACTTTAGGATTTAATAATGAAGATCCTGTTACAACTAATGTACCAATTAAGGTAGTAAATTTAAGTGGAGGCACAACAACAATTACGGTTACGTTAACATTATTAGAATTGGAGATATAAAATGTCCGAATTTAAAGAATATGTAGTTACCGTAAAAAATAAATCGGATGTGGATTCTTTTTATGATGACATGGAATCTGAAAATGGAAATGATTATGTTCCAAAAAGAAAAGTTGAAATAGCTCAACTAAGAGAAATAAGTAGAAATACACATTATTATCTTACATACGAAGAAGCTCAAAATTTAAAAAATGATAATAGAATTTTAGATGTACAACCTTTACCTAGTTCTTTAGGAATTGAACCTGGAATAGGATTTCCAGTAGATGCAAAGGAGCTATGGAAACAAACATCAGATTTTGAAAAAAGTACTTCTATAAGTTCTACCGACAAAAATTGGGGATTAGAAAGAGTTACAAGAGGTTCTACTATAGATGGTTGGGGGAATAGTACATCAAGTTATTGGAATGGGGTTTCTTATGGAAGTTTTACAAAAACAAATCAAACAGTAACTACAACAAGTTCAGGAAAAAATGTGGACATAATACTTGTTGATACGATTCCTAATCTTAATCATCCTGAATTTGCTGTTAATATTGATGGTACAGGAGGATCAAGATTTGTTTCATATAATTGGTTTCAACATAGTGATTCGTTAGGTATTAATACGACTGGAGATTACGAATACTGGTTTGGCGGTGATCACGGAGCACATACAACAGGTATAGCAGCTGGTAATACTCAAGGATGGGCAAGAGATGCTAACATATATAATATAGATTTTAGTTATAATACAAGTTATAATACTACAAATGTTCCTGAAGGAGACTGGTATCTTTATATATACGATTACATTAGAGCTTTTCATGCAAATAAACCTATCAACAATTCTACAGGAAGAAAAAATCCTACTATTGTAAATAATAGTTGGGGTTTTTTTTCAAACGTTTCTATCACAGGATTACTTAGTGTTACTTATAGAGGAACAACAACATCTCTTATAGGAAAAACAGATGGTGAAAAAAAAATAATACTGGAACAACAGTGTGGAGTGAACATGAGTTCCCCTTCTACTTTACAGATGAATTATATTTATTCTGGCATGGGAGCTGATGTTGAGGACCTTATTGATGATGGAATAATTTTTGTAACGGCTTCAGGAAATTCTTATGCAAAAATGGTCAAACCTGCAGATTTAGATTATAATAATTCTGTTTCTAGTGCTACAGAAACTTATTATTTTTGTAGAGGAGGTTCTCCAACTTCTGATGGAACTGCAATATGTGTAGGAGCGACTGCTGCAACAAGATGGGATATGAAAGCTTCTTTTAGTCATTATGGCAGCAGAGTTGATATATATGCTCCTGGCTTTAATATTGTTAGTTCTGTTTATGGTTACACTGGTGGTTCAACAATACTTGATCCTAGAGATTCTAATTACTTTATAAATTCATATTCAGGAACAAGTATGGCTTGTCCTCAAGTAGTAGGAGTTTTAGCTTGTATATTAGAACAGTGGCCTTCTCTAACACAAGCAGAAGCGTTACAATATTTAATAGACACTAGTACAAAAGATCAACTGTTGGATCCTGGTGTAATGTATCCTGATGTAACTTTAACTCCAGGTTTTTATAATGGTTTAGGTGAAACCGGTACAAATTCTAATAATAGATATTTGTATTATAAAAAAGAAAGACAACTTGAAGGAAATATATCTAAAAATACATATAAATTTAGACCTTCAAGTGGCAATTCTTATCCCAGACAACAAATTAGAAAATATGGTTAATACATATTAAGTAATTATAAATAGTAATATATGGCAATAGAATTTCCTTCATCAGGACTAACACCAGATGTAACCACATATTCTTATGGTACAGCAACATGGATATGGAATGGTAGTGCTTGGAAATTAGTTTCACAACCAGGTTATACAGGTTCAAAAGGTGATACTGGTTATACAGGTTCTACTTCAACAGTAGTTGGTTACACAGGTTCAGCTGGTGCTGGTTACACAGGATCATCAGGAACTGGTAGTGTGGACTGGCAATCAGGCCAAACTTCTAATTTTGCCGCTGTAGCGGGAAAAGGATATTTTACAGATACAACATCTTCAGCTATAACAGCAACTTTACCAGCTTCTGCAACTTTAGGAGATGAAATAACATTTATTGATGTGGCTGGAACTTTTGACTCAAATAATTTAACTGTTGCTCGTAATGGACACAAAATTCAAGGAGACGCTTCAGATTTAACAGTATCAGTTGACAGAGCAGCTTTTACTCTTGTATATTATGATGTAAATCAAGGTTGGATATTTAGGGACAAATAGGATAATTATGGCTACACCTGCATCAAGAGAAACTTTAAAACAATACGCTTTACGATCATTAGGTAAACCTGTTATAGAAATTAACGTGGATAATGACCAGTTAGAAGATAGACTAGATGAAGCATTACAATTTTATGCTCAATATCACTATGATGGTATTAGACGAACATATTTAAAATATCAAGTTACAGATGCTGATAAAGCCAGACT